AGAACTTGAAGAACTTGAGGCGCAAGCCAAGAAGAAAAAGGAACTTGAAGATAAGGCGGTTGCAGATGTTAAGAAAGCGGAGGAGGACAAGAAGAAGCTAAGGCAAGACGGGTTAACTGCGGCTGGTTCTGTTCTTAGTTCATTGGGTCAGTTAATAGCAGCAAGCGGCAACCAATCGAAAGAGGCTGTGGCACTTCAAAAGACTTTAGCCATTGCTCAGATTGCCATTGATACAGCAAAGGCAATAGTCGGGGCGATTGCACAGGCTCAGAGTGTACCTTATCCAGCTAACTTAGTAGCCATTGCTACGGGGGTCGCTGCGGTTGTAGCGGGTATTGCTTCGGCAGTTTCAACACTCAACTCTGCTGATGTTCCGGGCGGAAGTGCGGCAACGCCAACCGCTCCACAAGTGGCAACTGCTCCAGCTATTCAACAAGCAACTGCGGGAACTACCGAACTCGGAGGAGTGGAACAAGCGCAACTTGCACCTATTCAAGCCTATGTCGTAGAGACAGAAGTAACGGGCAACCAAAACAACGTAAACCAAATTGAATCACAAGCAACATTCGGAGGATGAACAAGCTACCAGTAATTTACCTAACAATTGACGAAGACCACGAAACGGGTCTTGATGCTATATCACTCGTTGACCATCCAGCCATTGAGCGTAATTGGATGGCGTTTAACAAGAAGCAGAAGTTTTCGCTAAATGAAGAGAAGAGAATCGTAAGCGGAGCGGCAATGGTTGCCGACTATCCTATCTATCGAAAGGACGAGGACGGGCGCGAGTATTACGTAGTCTTCGATTCGGATGCTATTCGCAAGATAGCTTACAAGTTTATGAAGGAAGGCAAGACGAACGCGACCAACTTAGACCACTCAACAGATGTTGAAGGTGTGTTTATGTTTGAATCTTTCTTGATTGATGAAATGAAGCCAACGCCAAAGGGATTCGACAAGCTACCAAACGGCTCTTGGTTCGTTAGTTATAAGGTTGATAATGATGAGGTTTGGGCGCAAGTAAAGGACGGCACTTTTAAAGGGTTCAGCGTTGAGGGTGTGTTCTCAGAATCTCGCCAAATGGATGTAGACAAGATGATTATCGAAGAGGTTGAGAAAGCACTACGGGCATAGCCAAGTGGCACACCTTTCAAGAATTGCTATTTAAATAAAAACACGCATGAACATTTCAGAACTTGTCGGGTCAAAGTTGCCCGAAATCAAGAAACTACTTTTCAGCGAGACTGAGGAGAAATTCGAGGACGCTAAACTCGTGGACGGCACTATTGTACGTTACGAAGTTTTAGAAATTGGCGCGGCTTTGTCAGTTGTTGGCGAGGATGGCGAAGTAGTACCAGCTCCTGATGGCGAACACGAACTTGAAAGCGGAGACATCGTAAGAACTGAGGGCGGTGTTATCGTTGAGATTCTTGAGCCTGAAGTAGAAGAGGAAGCAGAAGAGGAGAAAGAGGAAGAAATGGCTGCTGAGGAAAAGTTCGATGCTGAAGGCTTCAAAGCTGACATCCTTTCTGCTGTATCTGAACTTATCAAGTCGGAAATCGCTGCGGCTAAATTCGCTAAAACTGACAAGGTAACCGACATCGAGAAAGCTGTTGGTCTAATTACCGACATCGTTGAGAAGATGGCAGCTACTCCAAAGGAAGAGCCTTCTAAGAAGGTATCCAATCCATTTAACAAAGGCATCGACTACACCGAGATGGTAGAGAAGATGCGAGCAATCACTAAGAAATAAACCTATAAACACCTAATAAAATGGGATTTTCACCATCACCACTAACAAGCGGACTTCAGGCTTACATTGAAGAGCAGAATTTTCCGCTAATTGCCAAAGCACTAACTTCTTCGCCAACTATGTCACTTGTTGAAAAGCAAGTAGGAGTCAAAGGGAGAAGTGCTATCAACTTAGCCGATATTGATATAAATTTTAGGGACGGAAGTGGATGCTCTTGGGACGAAGATGGAGACATCACTCTAACGCAGAGATTCATCGACCCAGCTAAATTGAAGTTGAATATGGAGTTCTGCCCAAAGGAACTTGAGGCTATCTACCTTAGAACTCAACTACCTTCAGGAGCGCATTACGAAACAATTCCTTTCGAGGAGTTTTTCGCTAATTACTTGGTCAGCAAAATCGCTGCTGAGTTAGAAAAGATGATTTGGAAATCAGTTGGCGTTGCACCTACTTCGGGTCTTCTAACTGGGTCAGGTAACTACCAATTCTTCAACGGATTCCGCGATGCTATTCTTGGTGGTTCTTACATTGATGCAAATACAACCGCATTCGGTTCGGGTTCTGTCCTTACTACGGCATTGACTGCAAACAATATGATTGAGGCAGTGCAAAGAGTTTACGAAGCTGCTGCTGATGCGGTTATCGAAAACGATGATGCTGTTGTATTCGTTGGTGCCGACAAATTCAGAGCGTTAGCGATTGCTATTCAGAACGGTCTTGGCGCATCTTACGTAACTGCTGGAGGTCAGCTACAAGGTTACCAAACTGAAATGGGTTCATTGTCAATGGTTATGCCGGGAACTAACTTGAAGATTCAAGCTACAAGCGGACTTAGCGCAGTAAACGATGTTTACCTTGCACGTACTAGCAATATGTACGTTGGTATGGACTTGGAAGAAGATGCTTCACGTATCGAGTCGTGGTACTCTCAGGACGACCGTAAGTTCAAAATTGCGGTTGAATTGACAGTTGGCGCGCAAGTTGCCTTCCCTGACCAAGTTTCAGTTATACATCTTTAATCTAATCGGGGCGGCTTTCGGGTCGCCCCTTCACTCTAAAAACTAAAAAAATGGCATATACTGGATGCGCACTAACTACGGGTTTCGACCTTGATTGCCGCGATGCCGTAGGCGGAGTGAAGAGCGTTAGATTTGCGAACCTTGACGACTATCTTGCGTTAACACCTGTTGTATCTGCTGGAGCGGTTACATCAATCACGGCAACGCCTACATTCTACAAGTACGAGCAACTAAAGGAAACTTCCTCTTTGACCGAGACCATCAACGGTAACAGTCAGAACGGAACGGTTTACTTCACGCCTGAGTTGGTTGTAGTGCTTTCAAAGTTGGACGTAAACAAGCGCAACGAAATCAAGGTATTGGCTCAACAGCGTTTGGTTGCTATCGTTGAAACTAACGATGGTTCATATTGGGTCGTTGGTTACCAAAATGGTCTTGAGTTGAATGCTGGAACTTCTGCAACGGGTACGGCTTTCGCTGACCTTTCAGGTTACTCTTTGACGTTTAGCGGAATGGAAGCGGAGCAAATGCTTTCAATCGGTTCAGCAGACGTTACTGCGATTACCAACTAATTCGTATCTTCACTTTTTCATTGTTCTGTTGGGGAGGGGTCGGCTAACGCTGACCCTTTTTCGTTTGGCACAATTTCTTCTTTTTGCTATTTAAAGAAAAAGCACAATGGCATCGACCGTAACACCAGCAACCGCAACGGTTCAAATTGTAGAATCTCTAACACTCGGAGGAGTTGACAGAGGAGGCACGCACACACGTTCAATTTCAAACGTGGCAGAAGCTGACCGCAGAGTTATGACCGTTGATTCGGCTAATGAGATAGACCTTATTGAACTGAACACCAACAACGGGCAAGGCAAGTTTGTTAGAAGTTCTGTGAAGTACATCCGCATCACTAATTTGGATAATACCAACTTCATTCGGGTAAGGTTCAAGAATAGCGGTGCAGAAACCGCAGACGTAAAGGTTGATGCTGGCGCTACCTTCATGCTATCGACTGGCTCAATGGATGCAGACACGGGTGCTGGAGCGTTCAGCGCATTCGTAGACATCGACAACATCAGCGCACAAGCGGACACGGCAGACTGTGATATTGAATATGTAGTATTCGCGGTTTGATAAACATCGCACGAAATAGCGGAAACGAGATAGCGTTGACCCTGACTGAAAAGGGAACGGCTGCTTACTACCTCTTTAAATTCCAAAGCGACAACACGGAGGCGGTGGAGTACTGCATTGCTACGGACTCAAGTCTTTACCCGGACCGCTTTAACAAGTTCACCATCACGGAAACGTCAACACCTGACAATCTAAATGCGGAGGTGGAACTCCCAACGGAGGGGCAATGGCGATATTTTGTTTACGCGAACTCTTCAAGTTCAAATTTAGACCCGACAGGATTGACCGAATTAGAAAGCGGAATAGTCAAAGTAACGGGAACATCAACACCAGTAACCACCTACTCAGGCGGCAACTCAAACTATGTAGTCTATGGCTCTTAAAATTCTAAACTTCGGAGCGCATAAAGTACCGACCTTCAAGGAGGCAAAGGGAAAAGATTGGATTCTATTCGGAGACGAAGGGGACTACAAAAACAGATACCCTGAGTACCTTCTGAACCTTTACAGAAGAAGTGCGAAGCATCACGCTATTATCAACTCTAAAAAGGACTACGTAGTTGGTCAGGGTTGGGCGGTCAATTCCGAAGGGTTGAACACTATGGGGCTTGCGAAATTACAGCAGTTCATTCAAGAGCCGAACCAATACGAGAGCCTAAACGACATCCTTGAGAAGGTTGCACTCGATTATGAGTTATACAACGGCTTCGCTTTAGAGATAGTCTACAACCAGCTTAACGACAAGATAGCGGCTATTTATCACGCTGATTTTGCACGTTATCGGTCAAACGAGGATGGTACGAAATACTACTATTCAGAAGATTGGAAGAAACATAATCCAGTAGTCGAAGAGATTGATGCTTTCAACTGGAAAGAGCCAAGCGGCAAGCAACTTCTGTACGTCAAAGGTTACTCACCTGACTGCAAGTACTACCCATTGCCGACCTATCTTGGGTCAACTGGTTACATCGAGTTAGACGTAGAGATTGCCAACTTCCATCTGAACGCGGTTAAGAACAACTTTGTAGGCGGTACAATCGTGTCTTTCTACAATGGAGAGCCGACACTTGAGGAGCAGGAAGAAATCGAACGGCAAATTAAGGACAAGTTCACAGGCACGGACAACGCCAATTCAATCGTTCTGAACTTTGCGGATTCACGAGATAGAGGCGTTGAGATTCAGCAGTTGAATGGTAACGACTTTGATAAGCGTTTCGACATCTTAAACAAGACCGTACAAAGGGAAATATACGCTGGGCATTCGGTAACTGACCCTGCACTATTCGGAATCAAGGAGGACGGAATCTTCACGAGCAGAAACCAACTGGTAGACAGCTTTGAGTTGTTCCAAAACACCTACGTAAACAACAGACAGCAGTTCATCGAACGAGTGTTTAATGACCTTGCTGCAATTCAAGGGTTATCAAATAGGTTGTTTATTCAAGACACCGAGCCGATTTCTGTACAATTCTCAGAGTCTACGGTTACTTCGGTAATGACAGAGGCGGAAATACGTGAGAAAGTAGGGCTGCAAGTTGTTCAAACTGAAGAAGATTCTACGGTTGACAGTAAAACCAAAGACGCTCAGGCAGCACTTAAAGGCTCTGTCGGTGGTGTTACTGGAATCATTACGTTACTT